ATTGGAGATACTACCATAAAGTTAGCACCACCTCTTAAAGTTTTCTGGTGAATTAAGTTAGATACTTTCTGTAATTTAATACCTAAAGTTTGGAACCAAGACATTTTAGTGTAATATACACCTGATGCATTAGTTGTTGTTACTACTGTTGGTGTTTCTGTACCACCTGCTGTAGTATTAGCATTAGTTAAACCTGAAATAGATCCGTCTTGAGCTACTTTAGCACTCCATGCTTCAACTGTATCAGCATTCTTGATTAACATATCTAAGATTTCAAGATCAATTTCCATTGAAATATACTCACTTAAGATAGAAGTTAATTCTGCTTCTGCGTCAATTGAGTGATAAGCATTCAAGTCTTGAGCGAACTCAGGCGTCCATTGTGCTTTCAATTTACGTGTTTTAGCAGAAACTGTTTCACTTCTTAACTGAACATTAATTTCAGGAATATCTAGTCCAGAAACATTTTGTGATTCAGCAGCTGGGAAGTTTTCTTCGAAGTCACCTCTATCATTTAAATTAACTGGATCTTTGAAATAAGTTAAAGTTAAACCAGACTGAGTAGCATCAGCACCACCACCTTGTTCTACACCACCTGAATATATGAATACAATATTGTCTCCTTCTATTCTTGTAAATGCTGGGAAAGTTACTACTTCACCTGTAGATCCAGATGCAACTCTAAATGCTCTAACGTTAGTTTCTTCAACAAAACTACATCCTGAGAAGTGAGTTTTAGCTAATGTTAATTTTTTCACACCTGCTTGGTGACCACCTGCTTCTTCGAATTGACCAGCTTTAGAAGCTGAAAATTCAGTATCACCAAAGAAATCAGTAAAAGAAGCTGTAGTAATTTCAGTTATAGCTATAGTTGGTGTAATTTGACTTTCTGTTACTGAGTAAGCATACTCACCAGCACCATAAAGACCTTTGTTAAATGCTCCATCCGTTCTCTTAAGATCTGGAGTAGCACCATAAAGTGATTCACCACTTGCTTGTCCTGCTCTTTCTGTACCATATTGGAAATCTAAATAAAAGATTAATCCAGCTGGTAAATTCATTGGTTGTACCGATACTAAATCTTTAGCAACGATTTCACCAAATACTCTTCGTACTAATGGAAGAGCTACACCTGCCCATGCTTCTGAATTAGCTCCATTAGTTACAGACTGACCAGTACCTGCAGTACCTAAAGCGTTAGCCTCGTTAACTAATTGTTTAGCTTGGTTTTCAAGAAGAATAGACATGTTGTTTTTTTCTGTAGAAGATTCAATTCCTTCCAAAAGTCCTGATCTGTCCCATTTGTTGGCTAATTTGCCAGCTTGGTCCTGCATTACTTGGTAAGGGCTTGCACCTTCTAGTAAATGATTTACTGTGTCCATTTTTTGTAAATTCTTTAAGGGTTAATTATTCGTTTATTTTAATATTTGCTAATTTTTGGAAACGATTTACCATATTAGTTGATTCTGAAATAATTTCTTTTTTAGGACCGGTAGATATACCTGCCGCTTTAGAAGCCATTCCAATACCTTCTTTTAAAGTAGTCGCTTTTGTTTTAAAAGATGCTTTCTTTGATTTAGCAACATTAAAAGTATCTTTAATAGTTTCATATATTAATTTAGCTTCTTTAACACTATCTGCTTTATCTAATGTCTCAACAACACGTAGTTTTTGAGAATCGTCTAAATTGTTAGCTTTAAAAATTCTATTAACATATAATAATTTAGAGTTTAAAAGGTTAACTTCATTAAGTTCTGATCTAACAGCATTATATGCTGCTTGAACCTCATTTAATTTGTTACGTACATTTTTACATCCATTTACAGATTCTTTCATTTTGTCTTTGTCATCCTCATCATGCATGCCTTCTTTTTTATCTTTGTCATCCTCATCATGCATGCCTTCTTTTTTATCTTTATCATCTTCGTCATGCATTCCTTCTTTAACATTTTCTTCGTAACAATGAGCTTCAGGCATTGGTTTGCCGTCTTCATCATAACAATGTCCTTCTTCTAAATTGTTGATTTCATTGAGAAGAGCATCTAAGTCAAATTCCTCATTTTCGTTTAGACCTTGATTAACGTCAGTAGCGTCTGCTTTGACTTTTTGTATTTGGTCTGCTCGATAGTTAGGATAACCTACAGCTTCTTCAATTTCATCTTCTTTTTCGTCTAAGACTTCTTCTTCTTCTAATTCTAATTCGTTTAATAGTTCTTCCAAATCTACTTCTTCATCCATGTCATCTTCGTCATGCATACCTTCGTCCATATCGTCTTCGTCATGCATACCTTCATCCATGTCATCTTCATCGTGATAAGCTTCATCCATGTCATCTTCGTCATGCATGCCTTCATCCATATCGTCTTCGTCATACATTCCTCCATGCATCATCTTTCCATGCATCATTCCTCCATGTCCTTCATCCATATCATCTTCGTCATGCATACCTTCGTCCATATCGTCCTCGTCATACATGCCTTCATCTAAATCTTCAGATAGTTTAGCAGATAGCATAGATTGAAGTTTTGGTGTAAAAGCTTCTTCCAATGCAGCTTTAGCATTTGCAAGTGCTACTTCACGAACAGCTTTAGCGTCAGCGATAGCCTCTTTTAAAATGTCCTTTGCCATTTGTTTAAGTTTTAAATTTTCTCTTTCGAGTCTCGTTAATAAATTATACGGGAAATAAGGTTATTAGGAACCTTAATAAAGGGTTATATACTAATCAGGGACGGTTTATTAGAAAATCCGTATGTTTCTCATATACATATAATAAAAGAAGAAAGACCAAAAAAGGCGCCATAGGCGCCTTAATTGGTCATATAAATTATAACTTACTTTTTCATAAAGAAAGATGCAACAAGAACTAATACTATTAGTCCTACAAATCCACCATTACCTAATCCAGTGATTAGAGCAGTAAGATTTGCAACTACATCCATTCCAAATACGGTTCCACCTGTTAAGATGTACCAAAGAATTGTTACGGGGATAAAAGCCATAAATAGCTTACCTAATCCTCCTAAAAATCCATTTACTGTTGAAAATACTTTTTCCATGATTAATGATTTTTTAGTTAATAATTAAAATTTAAGACCTACTCCTAATTGTAAATTAGTTGTCTTAGCCGTTGCGTCATAAACCACTTTTGGATCTACAAATACGCCTTTGTGAAACGTAAACATTTTACCTGCACCAACAGAAATATTGTCAGTGTTTAAACCAGTAGTTGCTACATATGCAAAGTATCCTTTCCAGAAGTATCTTGCATGTAAATCAAGAGCAACATCAGCAGTAGAATCAGCTTGTGAAACATTCAAACCTACCATTAGGTTATCAGTTAAACCATACCCTACTGTTGGGCTTACGGACCACTCAGTCCATGCTTTGTTAGCAATGTCACCAGTACCAATGTACCAGTTACCTTTTTCCTGTGCGTTTACTCCAGCAACTGTAAGCAGTCCTAAAGCTAAACTTAAAATCAATTTTCTCATTTTTTTTGTTTTAGTTAATACTCGTTTTAATTGAAATATAAGGGAATCAGGAAATTGTCCCCTTAAGCTTTATATATATGTAGTTTAGTCTCTCATGAGATTTTATATATTATTGTAACCTTTATTGTTTACGATACATATGAAGGGATTTTAACTCACCCAAATATTTTTATAGAAATTTTACGGTTATGAACAATTAATTGTTCACTAATTTAACATTTACATACACCCGTATTATCACAAATTATATCGCGAATTATATTATTTACGTTAGTGTATTTATATTCAGGTATATTTATTTTACCTTCATTAAGACCTGTTGGAGTCATAAAGGCACCATGTGTTGAAGGAGTAGAAACAAAATCAAAACAAAGTAATTCAAAATCATCTTGTACTTCAACTGTTCCTTCAGACATATTTTCTTTTACAGAACCCATTCCACGAGAAGAAATACCAACAGTAATTCCATTTCTGAATAATTCTTTAAGAATATTTCCCGCTGGAGTAGATAAAATTTCAACTTTTCCATATACATCATTTCCTTTCATTTTTACTTCTACAATATTATGAGATACATTTTGTAGATTAATTACTGAACTTTCTGGATGATCTAATTCACCCATTGCTCTTCTTTCTTTTACTGGTCCTTCAGCATATTTTTTAATTTCCCTTTCTAAAATATCTTTAGGATAAATTCTACCATTTTGGTTTTTAGCTTCTGCTCTTTGAATAATACCAGATACCATTAGTGGTTTATTCTCTTTAATAGAACGTTCTACTAATAGTTTATCTACTTTAAATTGTCTGTATTCTTGTAATAGCATATTTTATACTTCTTTATAGCCCATATAGCCCTTTCTTTTTTTTCTTTTATTATCTCCAAAGGCAAAAGGAGTAGCATAAGCATCTCC